GATTTTGCGCCCGGCAAGTGGCGCTGGTCGGCCGGCGTCAAGGGTCACCGCCTGATCGGCATTGACGTGGTCGACATCCGCGGCCGGCGCTTTGCGCTGACCCGCATGGCCGAGGAGCCGTTCCGCTCGCTGGTGCCGTTTGCCGTCAAGGGCGGTGTCGATCCCGATGTGCATTTGCGCGGCGTGCCGCATATCTATTGCGTGCGCAAGGCCACTGCCCACGACCACGATTGGTTTGTTTATATCTGGCCGGCGCCGGTTCACGCTTGGCGGTTCGAGTGCCGCTACGAGAAAATATTAAAACAGGGGACAGGGGATGAAAGTCAACGCCCGGCTTGAGGTGATGAAGGTGTTCGACGATCTTGGCGAGTTTTCGCACTGGGCGATCAACCTGCACATCGCGCCGCTGCCGTCGGACCTCGAGGCCAGGGCCTTGGCCGAGAAGCTGATGAAGCGCGCTAACCAAGCGATGGCCTTTGACCAGCCGTTCCCCGAACATCTCGACCGGCCGCAGTGAGCAAGGATTCCAAGGCGCAAGCGCAATACACCGCGGTGGCGATGAAAGCCTCGGAGCGCTGTGGATTGTGCAAATATTATATCAAATTCGACCACCTGGTCGGCATGTGTGACAAGGTCGAGGGCGAGGTCCGCGGCGCCGGCTGGTGCAAGCATTTTGAAAAGGATTGAAATGAACAGTGCGCTGTGGATCTGGGATGAGGTGGCGCAGGTCGAACGCGAACGCGTGATCGACCGACAGCGCAGGTTTTTTGCAGCGCTGGTGGTGTCGATCTATAAGGCGCCGCTTAATATCGCCGGCTATCCGTTGAGCTTCTCGTGGAGTGATTTTCGGGATTTGCCGCGGTGAACATCCAGCACCAGAACTTTCTGCAGCGGCTCGATGGCTCGCGCGACGCGCAATACACTGCGGTGGCGATGAAACCTTGGCAGAGATGCGGGGTATGCAAGTATTACATCCGGCTTAATGCGCGCGAGGGCGACTGCGAGAAAGTGACCGGCGTGGTCGCCGAGCGCGGCTGGTGCAAGCACTGGGAAAAGAAATGAAACTCGTCAAGTACGATGCCGCTTGTCGCGCGCTGGCCGCGGCCAGGACCGCCGACGAGGTCATGGCGATCCGCGACAAGGCGCTGGCGCTGGCGGCTTGCGCCAAGATCGCCAAGAACAAGGATCTGGAGGCTGACGCCTTCGAGTTGCGGATCAAGGCGGAACGGCGGCTCGGCGAGATGATGGAAAAGGGCAAGGCCGATCGGGCCGGGATCGGCAAAAGGGTTTTGCGAAAACCCTTTAAGCCGAGCTTGGCCGAATCGGGGATCGGCAAGAACTTGGCCGATCGTGCCCGCAAGCTTTATGCGCTGCCGTTGCGGGATTTTAAGCGCTTGATCGCGGACGGTCGCGCCGACGTGTCCCACTCTGTCGAGCGGGCAGTCCTCTCCAAGATTAATCGGGCCGAGCGACATGCGGCCATCGCCAAGACTTGCGCCGCCTTGTCTGGGCGTTTTGCCGTTATCTATGCCGACCCGCCATGGCGGTGGGGGCATTTCGGCGAGCTCGGCAATGTGTCCGACAACGGCAAGGGGCGCACGCCGGATCAGCATTATCCGACGCTGGATTACGAGCAGCTCAAGGTGTTTCATATTGACGGCCGACTGATTTCCGACATCGCCCATGACGATGCGGCGTTGTTTTTGTGGGCTACCGCGGCCAATCTGCCTTATGCGCTCGAGGTCATGCGGGCTTGGGATTTCACCTACAAGGCGCAGGCGGTGTGGGTGAAGGACAAAAGTGGACTGGGCCTGGTGTTTCGCAATCAGCATGAGGTTCTGCTCTATGGCAGCCGCGGTGCCATGCCGGGGCCGCGCTATCAGCCGGCCTCGGTGTTTGCCTATCCGCGCGGGCGTCACAGCGAGAAGCCGGCTGCCGTGCGAACTGTGATCGAGCGGATGTATCCGGATTTTAATGCCGCCGCCCGTCTGGAGCTGTTCGCGCGCGAGCACAGCGAGGGTTGGACGGCGTGGGGTTATGAGGTGGCAGATGATCGAGGTGCGGGTGCCGCTAAAGTGGCAACAGCGGGCAACGGCGCTCGCCCGGCGCCGGGTTTATAATTATGCGGCGGGGCGCAGCGAGGCCTCTCGCGCCTATGCCCATCGAGCGGCCGACAAGAACGCCAAGCTGCAAACCGAAAGCATCATTGCCGAATGTGCTTTTGCCCTGCACTTCGGTTTTGACCCAGCGCGCGCGGTCAACTGGACCGATCGGCCACTAGCTTACGATGTCGATCTCGGTGGGTTGACCGTTGACGTTAAAAGCACGGGATTAAACGGTAGCCTGTTGATCTGGTCGGTGGCCAAGAACAGGATATTTGACTCCAAGCGATTTGACGCCTTGTGTCTGGTCAAAGTGGGTGAGGATGGTTTTTGCGTCATCCCGTTCAACTCGTGGATCTCCAAGGGTGCTTTTCTGCGCGATCGCAAAATTGCCGAAGCTGGTAACAAGTTGCGGTTGGATGTCGGCACCTGGTATTTGCATGAAGATGATCTGTGGCCAACCTCGGTGCTGGAGCGAACATGACCGCGCGCTATACTTTTTTGGTCTGCTCGTGCTGCGGCGTGCAAAGTCCGCCGATCATTGATCGCTTGCGCAGCAGTGACCTTCCGGGTTGGTTGATCGACGCGACCAAGTTCAACGTGATTGCCATCTGTCCGGCGTGCCGCGATGACCAAGAAAAAAATCCCGACCGCGCCGCCTGAGGTCTCCAAGCCGCAATGGATGGAGTGCTTCCTCGAGTTCATCGGCAATATGACGATCAGCTCGAAGGAACTCGACGCCATCAAGCCGGTACCGCTGCTCGACGTGCTTTACACTGCGCAGCTGCGCTTTCTCGAGGAGATCGCCGAGGGACTGACCCGCGGGGTGCGCGATTTCAAGGTGCTGAAATCCCGTCAGCTCGGCATCTCTACCATCTCTCTCGCGCTCGATGTGTTTTGGGCCTCGGTGCACGACAAGCTGCAGGGCACCATCATCACCGACACCGACGGCAATAGAGATAAGTTTAGAATACTTTTGGAGCAATATATCGGCTCGCTGCCGAAGGGGTTTCGCGTCGGCATCAAGCGCCACAACAGAAATAATTTAGAGTTAATGAATGGCTCGGTGATCGACTATCTGGTGGCAGGAACCCGCGGCAAGAAAGGCTCGCTCGGCATTTCCCGCGCGCTCAACTTCGTTCACGCCACCGAGGTCGCCAACTGGGGCTCCGCCGAGGCCGACATTTCCAACTTGAAAGCTTCGCTGGCGCAGAAGCATCCGCACCGGCTGTACATCTGGGAGAGTACCGCGCGCGGCTACGGCAATGAATGGTACGACATGGTTAGCGGTGCCGCGCTCGACAACACCACGCAGAAAGAATTCTTCCTGGGCTGGTTCCTCAAGGAGGACTACGCCTTCGCGCCCGGCTCGGCGGAATTCGAGCGCTGGTGGAACGGTGAAGAAACCGAGGAAGAAAAAGAAATCGCCGCGCAAGTCTTGAAGGAGAGCAATTGGACGATACTGCCCGGCCAATGGGCCTGGCACCGTTACATGCGCACCATCGAGATCCCAGACTCCGATCTGATGCGGCAGAACTATCCAAGCTCGGCGCATGAGGCTTTTATTATGTCGGGCCGCTCGTTCTTCCCGTTGCGCCGGGTCGCCAACAATTTGAGGTTCATCCATGACAACGCCATCGCGCTCAAGGCCTACCGCTATCACATCGGTCAACGATTTGACGCTACTGAACTTGAGCAAGTCGACAATACTCGAGATGCGGATTTACGAGTCTGGGAAGAACCGCACCCGAACGGGATCTATGTCATGGGTGTGGATACTGCCTACGGACGCGAAGACAAGGACCGCCACGCGATTGAGGTTTTTCGCTGCTACGCCGACCGAGTTGTCCAAGTTGCGGAATGGGCGACCGGCATACCCGAGACCTACCAGGCCTCCTGGGTGATGGCGCACCTCGCCGGAGCCTATCGCAATGTCATTATCAATCTGGAAGTTTCCGGTCCTGGCTTTGCTGTCATGGACGAGTTGCGGCATTTGCGGCAACTACTCGACAACAGGATGCTTCCCGGCGTTTCCGGCAATGCCGCCGAGCTTGCCGACATTTTTTCTGCTGTCCGCTGGTTCCTATACCATCGTCCCGATTCCATGGGGTCGGGGTACGTCTACTGTTGGAAAACCAATCAGGACAACAAGCTGCAGATCTTCAACGAGCTCCGCGATACCTACGCAGTGAACCATCTTGATCTGTTCTCGGTGCCGCTATTAGAGGAGATGGAAAGAGTTGTTCAATCAGGCGTCGAGATTCGCGCTGAAGGCCGCGCCCATGACGATCGGGTGTTTGCATCTGCTCTGGCAGTGCATGCGTGGATCACCTGGGTGAGGTCGTCGATGATCGCCGCCAACCAGTCCTACGATCGCGTCACCGAGGAGGACCGGTTGACCGCCGAAACCCCGTCGGCCACCATGATCGGCCGCGTGGTGTCCGATTTTTTTAAAAATCAAGAAGACGCGCGACAGGCTAGGGAAGAGGTGGCGGCGTGGTCAGGACCGTATGAGGAATAATTTCATGCCGGTACGTCGTACATATCGTTGTGAGAATTGTGAGAAAGAGTTTGTGTTTGAATGCAACGCAGACGATCCAGACCCGCCGTGCGTCAATCCTGACTGCGACAAGGTCTTGGAGTGGGTGCCGAAGAGTTTCGCGATCGGCGGCTCGATCGAGGGCAAGGCCGCCGCCTATACCTACAAGGCGCTGGAGCAGGATTACGGGCTGACCGATTTCCGCGATAATGCCCGGCCTGGTGACAGTGGAATTATTACTCGCCCGGAGACCAAGGTCGAGGCCGAGGCGGTGGAGCGCGAATACCGCGCGCAAGTTGCGCAGATGTCGCCGGAAAAGACCGCGCAATTCTGGGGCGAGTCGGCCGGCGCCGCCGCCGCTGCACCCGGCAATGCCGGCATCAAATCCATGACCGGGCAGTCTTTGCTGGCCATGGCCAAGGTCGGGCCGCAGGCCGGTTTTAACGCCATGACGGATTTGCAGAACAAGATCGTCAAGGGCGGCATCTCGCGCGATCCGCGCACTATGATAAAAGAGGGTTACCGAGCCGATTTCAACAATCCCGCCAGAAAGCCGAAGGGGGTGTGAGCCTCAAACTACCGCAGCGGAATATCGAGGACTGGGCTTTAGAGCTCATTTCTGAGTGTAGAGAGACTGCGGAGCAGCGCCGCGATACCCTCAAGCTTTGGCGCTCGTACTATTACACCGGCACCGAGACCGGCACGGTGGCGACCTATAACCGCTGCTATGCCCATGTCGATCGGCTGGCGGCGTTTCTGTATTCACCTACGGATGTCAGATATTCCGTCGAGGTCGACGAGGAGGAGGACGAGGCGACGCACGCGATGTGCGCCACCGCGTCGCGTAAACTCAATCGCGAATTCCATACCAAGAATTTGGACTTAAGTTTTGCCACCGCGGTTAACGGCTCGCTGGTCGACGGGCTTAATATACTGAAGGCGATCTGGGGCGCCGACGGGCTCGAGGGCCATGTCATCCGGCCGCAATTCTTCGGCGTGCTGCGCGAGGACATCGACGATCTCGACCGCCAGGAAGCCTTTGTCTTATCCACTTACCTCACCCCGTCGGCGTTCGAGCGCACCATTACCGGCCATCCCGAACGCGAGAAACTGATGTCCAAGGTGCGCGAGATGGCGCAGACCGCCAAGGAGCGCGACGAGTTCGAGGACGATTTTTTTCATCAGATCATCGTCGGCGGGACTCAACCGGTATCGACTACCACCGGCTCGACCGGGTCCGGCATGGTCGGGGTGGTTGGGGTGCCGACGCCGCAACTCAACTCCAAGGTGGCGACCTCGCTGATCCGCATGGACGAGCTTTGGGTGCTCGACCGCGAGCGCAACGACTACACCACGCTGCGCCTGGTCAAGGATGTTTGCATCGAGGGCAAGGAGCGCCGCCGCAACCTCAACGGCATGACCGACACGCTGGGCGGCTGGCACGAGATGAAAGGCTTTCATCCGTTCATCAAGGTGTGCGCCAACGACGTCCAGGGCTATTTCTGGGGCATGTCGGAGATCAACCAGATCTACCGGCTGCAGGACGATCTAAGCGACCAGTTGATGGCGCTGCGCAAGATGCGCCGATTGAAGGCCGAGCCGCCGCGCTCGGCGACCGGCTTCGCCGGATTGAACCTGGAGAAATACAAGGCCTTCAACCGGCCGCGCGGCTTTATCGCCGAGGAGAACCCTAACGCCAAGATGGAGAGTCACGCGCCGGACATTCCGCAGGAATTCTTCCAATTCCTCGACAAGACGCAGGCGCTGTTCGACGAGGTGGCCGGGTTCACGCCGATCATGCAGGGCCAGGGCGAGCAGGGGGTGCGCAGCCAGGCCCAGGCCGGCATGCTCAACCGCAACGCTAGCCCTCGGATGCGCGATCGCGCGCTATTGGTGGAACGGCAATGCGCCGAGTGGGGCGAGATTAATTTCCGGATCTTGCAGATGAAGGACGCACTACTCGAGCGCGCCAACGGCGGCAAGAATACGTTCCTGCTGTCGCAACTGCCGGACGACGCCAAGGTCACGGTGGATTCCCATACCTCGTCGCCGGTCTATCAGGACGACGCGCTCCGCCTGGCGGTGATCCTACAACGGGCGGGGGCTATCGACGGTGCCGACCTCATCATGTTGACGCACCCGCCGCACGAGGATATTTTGGTGGCGCGGGCGAAAGCGCGGGAAGCGGCCCAGGCGCAGCTCTTGCAGCAGCATCCTGAGTTGTTGACCAAAGGAAAGCGTAAGTAGCAACCGTGTCCCGAGAGGTCGGTTTGCTTGCAGTCCCGCCTCTCTAAATTAGGAGTTCGTCATGACTCGCTATCGTCGACGCAAACATCGCCGGTAAATAAATGCCGATGCTGCCTCCCGCCCTGTCGGGTCAACCGCCGATTGGTTCCTCTGG